AGAATTCGTTTTTCATAATCTTGTGAAGTAACAACTCTACCCTGTGCATTAACAAATCCTATAGCGGATTGTCTTATTTGTTCTACCGTAGGTGCATCAATTCCACCGGATGCAGCTTCATCATTTGTTATGGTTATACTAGAAACCATAGTATTAAACGTACCTTGGTCAGCTGCACTTAGATTTCTTGTTTCATTCAATGTTGTAAGTCCGGTAACTTTTGTAATTGTACCAGAAGGAACATTTGAACGAAGACCGTTTGAAACAGTGTAGGTAATTGTTAATGTAGTGTTGCCTGGGGCCAATCCAAACGAATTGCTGTTTGTAAAGTTCAGTGTATCAAGAGCAACATTTGTCATGTTCTGGAGATAACTTGAATCATAAACAGATTTGTAATCTGGATTTTGATATACGTCGGATAAGTCTCCTGTTCCTGAACCAAATACAAGTTCAACCTTTAAGTCTCTGTTGAATCTGGTAATAAATCTTCTGTTTGTTTTAGTAGTTTTTATTGTATACAATGGAGCCAATGAACCAGTTGCACTAACTAAGGTATCCTGAAATCTGTAGTCTTGTGATAAGTTATCGACCTCGTACCATGTATTTCCTTCTGCATCAGTAACAGATACAATCTCTACTACATTATCATCATTGATTGGAACCTTTAGGAACTTTGTTGGATTTCCCACCACAGCTGAAGTTATCTTTTTAGTAGCAGAAACTAACTTGGCTTTTTTAGATACAACAAATGTTGATGGTAGACCAGTGGTTCCATCTCTAGAGAATATTTGAACAGTACGATCTTGAGAATCATTGAAATCACAAATATCTTCTGTTAAAAAACTACCAGCGTCAAATTGTGTTGTGGCTCCAAAAGATGAATTAGCAGCAATTCTTGGTAAAAACTTAATATCAAGATTTCCTTCGGAATCTGCTGGTACTAATGCTGATATTGTTGCTTTACAAAATGCAGGAGAAGTTAGTCTTGGTTTGAATCCCAATCCTTGTGCTAAAGAAACAACATTTTCTTTTTCTTCTGCATAGGCTAATAAACTCTCATTAAATGAGCTATCTGTATAATATGAAAGAACGTCCCCAACATATGAAGCTAGATCTAAGAAAATGCTGCCCGGCGAGGCATCACTAAAATCTTGGTACGTATCCGAAAAGTAAAATTTAGTAAAATCTACTAGACTTCTTTTAAAATCAGCATAATCTTTATTAAGGTATTTTACTTGTTTTCTATCTATTTCATCTCGTATAGTTACATTTGAAGTTTTATTGATCGCCATTTAGATTCCTCAGACTGTAATTTGTATTTCGTCTGTTAAATTTGGGTTTTCCGTTAACCTGTACCTTATATATAACTTCGCCGTATTCCTATCTCTGTCAGCATCTGTTGTGTCTACAGCAAAATCTTCTAATGTTATATAAGGCATCCATTGTTGTACAGCGTTGTCGATGGCCTCTCTGGCTTGATTTGTAATATCATCATTATTAAAACTAAAAATTAGTTCATGAATATCACATCCAAATTCTGGATTGTTTGGCCTTTCTCCTTTAACTGTTAGTACTAAATTAATGAAGTTACTTTTAACCTGCTCGAGCAAAGTGGTAGACTGCTCGAAGTAGCCACCGTTTGCTCTGCGTAGTGGTAAAGTAAATCCAATCGTTGCCATTTATTATATTCCCATTTTTTTCATTAATCCACTATAATCTTTGTTAATAGCATTTAATGTGTCTTGGTGTTCTTGTTTCAGTGATCCACCCTCAAAAGTCTTTGGTATGTGGGTAGATGGCATAACATCTACATTGTTTGTATTAAAATTAACTGTATCCATACCCAAATTTTGTGCGAACATACCTCTTAATTGACTACGTGTCATGTCAGCAGATGTTGGTTGTGCTACCGATTCGTTTTGCACAGTTGGTGTGGGTGCAGAAACCATAGCATCAAATAACTCCGCTTTCACTTCTTTAATAATTTCAGCTTTTTGATTTTTAATCTCTGCTTTAACAAATTCTCTAATTAATTTTGATAATTCTTTACTTGTCATACTATACTCCTATTGTTGCTTTATAAATAGTTCAATTTCCTATTTTAACTTGTTCGCTTTTAATTGATCCAAAGTTCATTGTAGCTGTTAAGCTAGGAACAGATGGCGTTGGAGCCATTGGATTGTTTGCCAATAGATCCAAACAGATTTTAATGTCCTCTAAAATATCTCGTAATTCATTAAATTTTACAACAGAATTAAAATTTGAAATTGTTCCTAAAAATATCGTGGGCGATTCTTCTTCCCTTGTACGAATATAAATATTTTCCCCACTGTCTATAATTGTATCACGATTGGCCGTAGTAACAATATCTCTCTGTGAAGAAACTATGATATCGTTTTCTTTCGAATTTAATGTTACCCTACCACTATTAAAAATAATTTGATTTCCATCAAGTACAGTTTTTATTGAGCCATCTTCCTGTGCATCTAGGGTAGCATAGTTTTTATCTAACTCTTGTAATGTTGTAAATTCACTAGAAAAAATAAAATTTATTTCTTGATTTTCTGCCATAGCAAAACAAGAAGAATCTAAATTAATATCTTCTACTGTTAGGGCGTATGGAGTTTCTTTTGTTCTTGCTGGTGTTTCTCTCTGACCCACCCTAAAAACAATTAGAGCTTCATTTCTTTGAGAATTAGTTGGCCCTAATATTACCGTTCCGTCTTCCTTGACCTCTGTAAATTGATTAAGTGCATTTTGAATTTGAGAAGAACCAAGTCGAATCGAAGCACCATATCTATTTTGTAATATTACATCACCATCAAAACTTTTTAGAGGTCTTAATGATGGTCTAGGACTATAATTTTCGTTAGTTAAATTTTCCTCTGGTTCATCCGAATCGGTCCTATTATCTAATTGACCCTCTCTAGCCTGCTGGGTAGTATCGGTTTTGTTCTGTTGCGTTCTTGCTGGTTTGGATCGGTTTAGTATATTGGGAAAACCATTTAGTTGTAGAGTTTTATTAATATTGACTCTTCTTGTATAGAAATGGATTCCTTGAATTTTCTGAACCATTACGGTTTCACCAATCAAAGGAAACTCTTGAACTCCAACTTCAATTGGGTAAGCATAAAAAGCGTTTTGGGGGGTGTCTTTGTGTCCTCCATATTCTAGATACTTGAAGCGAACTCTACCAACTTCAAATCCGTCAACTCCATAATCTGGGTGTTCTTCATTAGTAACAACATCTATAACTGTTGCGCTATTCGCATACAGCCCAAAAGATTTTATGGTTCCAGATATTTTTGGATTCCACAACAAACTCATTTTAAACGCTCAGACTTTGAATTTCTTCTTCTACTTGTCTGGCTTCTTCCTGAAGTTCGTCAATTTCGAAACTGATATTACTAAGAAGTTGCTGTTTTTCTTCTTCTGTAAGTAATTCACTCGAAGCGGCAGCCTTAGCTCCAATAGACATAGCACGTTGTGCGATTTGTGCAACACGAACAATGTGTTCATCATTCTTTACATTAACTTCCATAAAATCCTTAATAATGGGAGAAATAACTGTTGCATCCTCTGGAGTTTTAATCAACTGTACTAATTTAGTTATGTACGTGTTGATTTGTACTCTTTTATTTTCTGTATTTGTGTAGATGTCTTTAAATATATCAGACAAACTTTTGTCATCAAATATATTTTCTTTCATGGTAAATCTCCATAATAATTTGCTTTACCCTCATCTACTATAACTATTTAGCTAATAAAATATTCTGATATTTTTCCTGTACTTTGGAAATACTTGTACTGTCTATCAATTACAACTTTTAATTCTTTTACAATTTTTGTAATGTCACTAGTTTTACAATCGGTGATATCACGAATCATTAAATAAATTGCTTTTTTATTAAAATTTTGGATCTGGTGTGATCTCGTCAGTAACAATAACACAGCGTAACCAATTTCTAAATCTTTATTCTTTGGAAAAATTTGATGTAAATTTCCGTCCCAATACTTGACAAATAATTTAATAAATTCTACGCGTTCGGATTCGTGATATGTGTCTAGTGGATCTACAACTAGGGTGTCTTGGACAGAATAACTTTCTTCACTTTTGTCAGATAGATATACTGTACGTTTCTCTTCTTTATATCTTTTATTATTTTGTAAAATAAGGTAATTTTTTGCTACCACTGAAAAATAACTAAACGATTTACCTTTGTCCTCAGTAAAGTTTGGTAGTTTTAAGATTAAATAGGAAATGACCTCGTTTTTAATATCCTCAAATGATCCATCCATATAAGGAAATTTAAAGCGATTGATTATATTTTCAGCCATCTTGTCCAATGGTTGATATATATGGTCCCTAAATATTTTTTCTCTAATTAATTCATCTTCTTCATTGTTATAACGAATGATAGCATCTTGTGTCTCTTGTGTCCAATAAAGTCTACCCTTCGCCTTCCTCCGTCTCTTCCGTGGCATATATTGATTTCCTTAGACCCCCAATGGTGTCGATTAACTGTTCAAAAAGTAGTCCTACTTCATCATCCTTTTCAAACATTTCTTGCCTATCCAATCTTCTAGATGTAGCTAATATTTGTGAAGCGTTCTCATAAAACTTAATAATCTGAGCTTCATAATATTGTACTATATCCTCATACGATTCTATTTTTTTTGTAGTGACATAAGCACTATAGCAAAAAATAAGATTAAGAGTAATAGACATAACTGCTAATGTTAAAAGCATGATTTTTATAAATCCTCCAGATTCAATTCATAATCTGTAAATCTTTCCATATATTTGGTAATTGTCATACCGTTGGCATCTGTAGTGCCAACTTTGTTATCCAAAAACCTTTTCATTCCCATAGCACCTGCAAAATGAGCACCCGCTAAAATTGACGAGGGTGTCATATAAATGCCATTATGTGTTGTGTATCCATAAACCGTAATATGTTGTTGTAGATTACTATAATTGTGACGAAGATAGTGAACCATCGCACTGTCCTGTAGTTGTGGACTATTTAAAAATTCTTCTTTCGTCACATCATAACCCAAATATCTTAAGGTTCTGGGACTAAATTGATATTTACCCATAAAACCAAAAGGGTTTACAACATCATAACGATTGTTGCTTTCCAGCTTACCTATAGCCTCAATTAGATCTTGTAATTGATGTTCCTTTGGTGGTTCACTAACTACAATTTCTTCTATCTGAACGATAGGTATTTCTTCTTTATTATTTCTAAAACCATCAAATATTACTACTAATACTACTGTTACTAAAAAGCTCAACGTAAGCCTAATATTCATTAGAACTCCTAGTTAAGTAAAACAATCATAACAGGTGTGGCATAGCCTCTTGTAACCCGTTACTAGTTACCGAAACAAAATTACCATTGGTATATAATTCCTCCAACGTCTCTGCTCCGACATAGCTCATGGCCGATCTTACACCGTCCATAATTTCATTCACCACTGTTTCTACTGAACCCTTGTACGGAACTGTAGTCGCGGTTCCTTCAATATTTTCTAATGTACTTGAAGATAATGTTTTTTGAACATCACTAGCTGAACCGTGGTATATTTTCATTCTCTGTCTATTTCCATATTTTCCAAAATATAAAAACTCGCCCGGTGTTTCATCTGTCCCAGCTACCATAGATCCAAGAATTACTGAAGAAGCTCCGGCTACTAAAGCCTTTGCAACATCGCCGGGATACCGTGTCCCGCCACAAGAAATAATGGGTGTGTTCGCCGCCATAGCGGTTTCGTGAAGACACGAAACTTGTGGTATTCCTACGCCAGTTCTTACTCGCGTTTCACATACTGAGCCACCACCAATTCCAACACGAAGTGCATTAGCTCCCCAATATTCTAAATCTTCTACAGCTCTTGCGGTTGCTATATTTCCTGCTATTACATCAAACTCCACGTTGAGCGACTCTCTTAACATTTTCAGTTCTTCTAGAGTTTGTCGCGTTGACAAATGATGACCATGTGCTATGTCTATAACTAGTACATTTGCACCAGATTCTAGTAGAGCACGTGCTCTATAAATGTCTTGTTCTTTGGCTCCAATAGCAGCAGCGATAACAGGATGTGTGTATCTATAAGTTAAAGATCGGTCAACCTTAAGACGATTTTCTATATCGTGTAATTTAATTTCACCTTCTTGTAATCTCTTTAATTCACTTACAATTTGCGACTGTTCTTCAATTGTGTTGAATCTGTGGATTATACCAACACCACCCAATCTCCACATCTCATAAGCCATTTTCAATTCACATATGGAAGCCATGGGTGAAGCGATTAATGGAATGTCAATGTGGTAATTTTCTGTAAATAAAGTACTTGTATTACAGTGTGATCGTGAAGCTATATCACTATATTGTGGTATAATTTGCACATCATCAAACGTAAAAGTTTGATTTGTATTAGATAGTTTCATATAAGGCATTTTGTGTTCTCTGTCTTTCAATTTCCTTTATGTGATAAAGCGCCCACTCTTCTTCCTGTGGTAATGTTGTAAATGTTTTGTGACCAGTGATCACTTCATGCACTTTATTTTTCCACTTTATATTTGGCTTGTTTTGAAATATTCTAGTCTGAAAATCTGGCCACATTACCCAACCCTTTTCATTGACTCTCCAATTCCATTTATTTATATCTTCTTGCGTTAAACCATTTACAATATTAACTCTTGGAACACCAATCAAATCAACATTTTCATTATATTCTAAGAGTGTGTGGATATTATCTGCTAAATACTCAGACATCGTTTCGTCAGCATCTATCTGAAAAATCCATCTATTATTACATTGTTCTTTACCAAAATTTTTGTGACTAGCAAAATCTTTATTTAAATCATGTTTAAAAACACGAACTTGTCCACCAGAAACAGATTCTATATCAGATAATATATCTAGAGTTGTTTGGTCAGTAGAATTGTCATCTACAATAACAACCTCATCCACATCTGAAATATGCTTCATTATTTGTAACAATAATGTTTCTATACTTTTACCTTCATTATGTGTTGTTACTAAGTAACTTATCATATTTGTCCCCCGATGTCAAGTACCAAAATCATTTAGATATTTGAATAGTGCAAGTTCTTTAGACTTAGCTTCTAAATCAATGTCAACAGGTACGTTGTATGTATTGATAGGATTGTAAAGATAATCAGCGTGTGCTGTATTTCTGGATGTATTATCTTCATATGCCTGTCTACTATCTGAATAGTGGAATAGTGGGGTATGATTACCCCACGTTTCATATGCCATAAAGAACGCATCTTCTTCTGACACATCATCGTTATGAAATTTATGATGGAAATAGTCAAACGTAACTGGCGTGTCAGTTAGTATATCACACAGTTGTTTGACTGAGTATAGGGAGGGTTTGTCGTCGTTCTCAACTACCAATCGTGACCTAGCGGAATCACTAAGTCGATCAATACTGTTGAGGAATCGTTTAATAGTTTGTTTTTTACTAGAGCCTTTCGATCCGATATGAACATTGATTGGGTAATCATGTGTACGGGGTAACTCCATCAGATCAAAAATTTCTGCATGATGGTTAACGTTGTTGATTGAGTTTTGAATCACTGAATCACGTTCTGATCCCAATTTTACAAAGTGACTAGGATGAAACGAAACACGAATACCAGATAGTCTAATCAACTGCCCTATTTCTTGTAATTTATTGACAATATTTTCTTGTTCTGACAGGTCTTGTATCTGATATTCGCTTTCCCACGGGAATAAATTCGAGGTAATACGATATAGCTTTACATCATTTTTTACATTCCATGTAATAATTTTGTGTAAGTCGTTTACGTTTTCAAGAGCTAGCTTAGAAGCATATTCAATACCCTTAGCCTTAAAGGTACGTTGAATCATACTACGAGAGGTACGGATACCTTCATTAGCTAGAGTCAAGTTTATACAACAATAACCTAAATTAATCATATTATGGCTGTCTTCCCAATCCCCATCTGTTTTTACCTTGTTCTTCTTCTACATCATCCTCTAAATATAACACATCTTCATCATCATTGTCAAGGTCTTGTGTTTCATTAACTGTAACTTCTTCAACTTCTTTGTATATTTCATACTTTTTTTCATCTTTGACAATGGTGTGTTTTAGAGCCAATCTATTATATCCAACTATCAATGCAACAGCTAGTGGATCAAAAACAAAAACAATCAAAAGTGCAAATAGATTTACTACCCTATCCATTGACCACCCTGTTAAATTAGATAGATAGCGAAGGGGTCCAATCTCAGCGGCAACTTCATTGTTAGCTTGTAATTCAATTCGTTGAATATCAAGCGATGTAATACTATCAGTTGCTTCTTCTATTCGTAATGATGTTCTTTCTCTTTCTTGAGTAGCATTGTCCAATTGAGATTGAATAACATTTCTAGTTGCACTTGATGTACTTGTAACCAACTGTCCTGTCTCTTGATCAACATATTGAACTATGTTATTACTCAGTCCCTCAGTTAATTGTAAAATAGTTTGACTAATTCTTTCACGTTCTCCACTATACAGTTCTAACTGTTCTTCAAATCTTTCTTTTCTTAATTCAAGAACATTAGCCTGTTGTTCTACAATACTAAGTTGATCTGCTGTGGTTTGATATGCTGCTGTGAGAAATCCGTAGATACCCGCTGATGTGATTAGGATTAACACACAAGTAGCTGTTATATAATAAAATCTCAACATACGTGTTAAGTCTTTCCAATGTCTAGTTAGAAATGATGCGGTAACTAACTTACCAGCTTCCAAGACAGAAGCCATGATTACAACAGCACTAAATGCTCCTGCAAATAGGCTAGCTAAACCAGAAATAGAAAAGAAAGCAGCAACGCCTGCGATTGTCAATGAAGACAACAATACTAAATATTTAAACATAAATTACCTCAAAATGGTCATATATACATATGAAAAATGGGGGGAAATTCTCCCCCCATTTCTCTGGACATAAATAAAACCGTTAAAGTCACCCCCTTTCGGCTTTAGTTGATTTGATTATTTTATCGTAACCTTTTTAGCTACCTTGACTTCTTCCTTAACTCTAGGAAGAGAGATTGTCAACAAGCCATTATCAAATTTTGCACTAACATTGTCCATTTCAACGTTATCATTGATCTTAAATGACCGCCTAAAGGAGCTTCTTTTAAGTTCCCTAAGATAGTAGGTTTGTTGATTGTCGTCCTTCTGAGGGGATTTACCGGAAATTGTGAGAAGATCCTCATCAATTTCTAAATCAATATCACTCTTCGTGAACCCTGCAAGTTCAGCTACAATATCAACACGATCAGTGTGTGAAATTACATTAACCTTTGGATAGGCACCCTTACCAGCGGAGACACCTAGTTCGCCAAAGTGGTTTTTGAACATATCGTCAAAAATGGTGTCGAATGAGCGGATGAAGTGGTCACGCTCTTTTAGAAGTGAATTTAACTCGCGATTGTTGCGAGGGCGAAATACAGATAGCGTAGTCATAGTTTTTCTCCTTGTTAAAGTTTTAGATCGATTTTACGCATCTTGTGTCCCTATTTAGGCGACACATTTATAAGTATATTCTTAAAAAGAAAATCTACTCATATCATTTTCGGATTGGCTAGCCATGTGATCTGCCCAATGAACAATATAAGGCAAGCTGGTCTTCATAGCATATGGTGAATAATTTCTTAGGTAACTATGTGTACCCTCATCATACATACCATCAGATAACTTAATACCAAGCCATTCCTTTTCAGTAATAATAATACCATGTTTTTGTAGCATCATAAGTCCACGTTCGGGTGCCTTAAAATACTGAATATTTTTATTCTGAATATAGTACTCGTTACGTTTCTTCTGCCAATTCTCACTATCAACATAGTATGGTCCATCCTCAGTACCTAATTTACCAAGGTCGTGGTGCATAGCAGAAAAAATTAATTCTTGTTTGGTGAAATCAATTGTTCCACCAGTTTCTTTATAAATTGGAGCTAATTTAATAGCAGTATCAATAACCCGTAAAACATGATCAAGGTATCCGCCTGGAAAGCAGTTATGAAAATATGTCTTGCCACTAGCAGGTGCCGTGATTAGTTCATCATGTAGTACTTCATATAATTGTTTGAGTTGTTCTGAGCGTTCGTCCTGTTCAACGAACCCCATAAATCTCTCGTAGTTTTCTGTAACCTTTTTTTCAATGTCTAAGTCGAACATATAACCTCTTCGTAAAATTTGTCTAAATTAAAATCTTTCATTTTGTCTTTAGCAAATATTTCAAACATACTTGGTGCGTATGGCTTACTTCTTAATATAAAACCAATTTGATCTAATGTCAAGTCTGCTTTTTTATGATTACAAGTTGAACAACTGGTAACCACATTTTCCCACGTATTTGGTCCCCCACGTTTCTTTGGTATAACGTGATCACGGGTAAGTTGTTCTTTTGATTTAAGTTGATTTGAACCACGACCACAATATTGACATTGAAAATCATCTCTAAGAAATAAATTTCTTTTATTTAGAGTCGCTCTCTTAGAGTGCATTTTTCTAATCTTGATATATTGTTTAAGAGCGATGGTGGACGGGAGTGAAAACTCAACCGTAGGTGAACGTACTTTAAAATCATAACTTTGTAGGACGGTGGCTTTTTCTTGTATACACAGGACCAAGGCCCGCCGGGCAGATACGATTGATAGTGGTTCGAACGACGAATTTAAAACGACACAATTTGAATTATACATTTTGACTTTCTGATATTAACCTTTCGATATGAATTTGTCTGATCAACTGTTCACATTCATGAGCAAATTCATACATTTCTGCTTCTATACATCTTTCTTGTATGTCTTGTAGTACTTCTAAAAACTCATATGATTCAACACCACCCACAATGTTGGTGCCTGTAATTCTATAAAATTTAGCTCTATTTTTGTTTTTTCTTACGGCCTCTTTTATTTTTTCCAGATAATACTTGTTTACTAGCTCTGGCGCTACGTTTTGAAATTGATTTAGTTTTTTTACTAGATTGTTTGGTATCTCTAACATCTTTTTCTCCGGTTATTTCTTTTCCGAATGAATATACCTTTCCATCAGGCGCTTTGAATTTTTTCTTTAAATGCCAACCTCGTCCAAAATTTAACTTTGGAGTTTGATTTTTCATTTCATCTTTGTAAAATTGACGTGCGAAACAATCTCCACAAACTATATCCAAAACATCAGAATTACTAATAACACTAGTAGTTTGGCATACAGAGCACCAAATTCTTTCTTTGGTATGTACCTTATATTTTCTTTTTCTTTTTCGCATATAACTCAATATAATATCTTTTTCTTCTCAATCGTCTGATGTATTGATTATATAATTTTGAATATAATCTATTGACAAGTGGATCATTTTTGTCCCAAAAAGTATTAAAATATGTAATTTTTTTCTTACAATAAATAAAATCATTCATTGTGTGGCATTGTCTAATCATACATTCAATCATGTCGTAATCACGTATGATTTGATTATTTCTAGATGTTTTTTTGTAATCGACAAAAATTTGTCTTATAAAGCTGAACATTTTAGCATCCTATGTTTACCGTTTGATACTAAAATATTCGTATCAAATAATCAGATTGATTTGTCGCTGGACTTTCCACTTGACTTGCGACGAGTGCGACGCTTAGCTTTTTTTGGCTTTTCCTCAATCTTGACTTGGTTTAAGCAAGTACAAAACTTTCTACCACAACCACAATTGCAGGCTCTGTGATGACTAAACCATAGTAATCCAGCACCGCCAATAATTAAACCTATTAATAAATTACCCATAGATATTCTCCTGCTTAAAAAGTACATTTAACTATAAATATCATCGTGTAACTTCTTCGGGGGAGAATTCCCTTAATTTACTTGTAGTTGTATATATGGAATTTTCCCAATCCAGTTCCCTAACAAGATATACTCTTTGGTTAATTGTGACCGATAATTTTTCCAGATTTTCTCTGACTTCTGTATTTATTTCTAAATCTCCAAACCAAAGTTTTCCATACTCTCTAGTCATGATTGTTAAATTTTTATGAGCATTTTTATTTTGTTGCTCATATCGATTGTGTGGTCCAAAAAGCTTAACTGCTAGTTCGTATGCTGGTTGTACATCTTCATCCGTCCAAAACATAACTATTCCTCTTTAAATCTTCCTTCTCGACCTTCCATAAACAATGTTCGGGGGTCTTCTGCTTTATTCAAGAATTCCAAATAACAATTGTTACACAAACATCTTGTTTCCTTTAATTCTTTTCTCCTTCTTCCCTGCTTACCACAATGTTCACATATTTTAGCTGACAGTCTTTCTACTTTCCACAGTATACCTTCTATAACATGAAGATTAAATTCATCGTCAGCTGTAGCGTACATATGTAACATACCATAAAATCTTTTTGCGCTACATATTTGTGCGTTGGGGAAATAAGAAACTACTCTGAAAGCATTCTCTATTAATTCTTGCCAACCTTCACCAAATAAATTTTTTATATATTCCTTATCAAATGGTGTATCGTACCAAAATTTATATCTATTATTATAACGTTTCTTCGTCATAATCTTCGTCTTCACGATCATCATCCTCAACACCCAAGAATAGATCTTTTAATTGCGCAATATCCGCATCAGTAAGTTCGATACCTTCCATTTTTACTTTTTCAGCTATTTCTTCTGGTGAAAATCCTCCAAAAATCTTAGACATACCATCGCCTCTGAGCATTTTAAATGAATTTTCATAAAGTGATTGAGTTAACTCCTGAGCAGATTGACCTAGATTTTCCGAAACAACTGTTAAATCCAAGACATACTTTGACAAAGAAGTATAATGATTCATTTGTTCTTTCGTCATGACATGAATCTGCGCTAATCCTGTAATAATTTTACTCAATTGTACAGATAATCCAGCGATAGAAAATAATGTTAAAATACTAAATATACATAAGATTGTGGATACTATTGTGAGTGCTATTATCATGTGATCTGCTGTTTAAAGTTATATCTAAATATAATACAGTAAGTTTATTTGTCAAGTGATTTTTTATCTACCAGATAAATCATTTCTAAATTTAACTTGGTTAACTGAGCACTCTGAGCATTATTGATTTCTATTTGATTGTGGTATTTGTGACGACAATCATCTAATTCATCACGAACAAATTTAAACTCCCGTTTCATTTCTTCGTTTTGTTGTCTAAATATATCGACAGTTTTTGTCATTTCCGTGAACGCTTTGTCGATCAATTCGCTGTCTTCTTGTTTTTGTTCTTGTTTTTGTTTTTTGTTTTCTACTAGGGCGGAAACGACAGCAGCAACGATGGTAAATATTATAGCTATTATTCCTCGTTCGTCTAGAAAAAACTCTGGCATAAATTCCATGTTGACCCGTCCATTTAATTTAAAGCGTTTATAACCAAATTAAATTCTGAATAGGGATGCCTTGATAATATGAAATGTAGATCCAGACAGGGCGGTTACCATTCCATTGTACATAATATCTTGACTCAACATGGTCATACCAATAAATAATCCAAACATAAATGGTATCGTATTTGTTGGTTTAAAAAGTATCTTTTTAAGTTTGCTCATAATTCAATCTCTTCGGTGCTATACAGTTCTATCTCATCTTCCACCACCTCTACACTAAAGATACCATCTTGGTAAACAAATTCAGTAGAGTCTAAAGCGTGGTCAACATATTCCCCTGCATCAGATTCATTTTCTCCATAAACCACTACAAATACTGGAACAATATATTTTTGTAAATTATCTGTCATTTGTTATTTCCTTTATTTTTCACTACAAATAAGTAGTACTAATTCCAATTATGAATGTCGAGTGGGTTTTGTTCATTTACCCTAGCAGTTGCTATTGCCTCTATTAATTCGGGAATAAGAATATCTCTGGTAAACACAGCCAATTTGTAATGTTTTCTAGACTCATTTGAAAAAGGATTTATTAAATCATATTTTAAATTAAAAATAAGTTGATCTAAGTATTCTGTCGCTCTAATAATTTTGTGTTCTAACGTACCATCATAATGTTCTATGATAGATTTAAAAAAAGACTCTGCTTCGTCGTCTATAATATCCATATCATTAGGTAAAGAAAATGTTGTCTTTTGTGAATTGCTCATAATATTTTTGTTTTTTCTTAGATTTAATTTTTTTAATGAATTTCGTCCCTCCGAAACTAACTAGTCCCAGTACCGCTGCGATCCATAAATTTTTCATTATCTCCCTTGTTTTCCTTTATAAGAATAGTTAAATTTTCCGTGCCCTTAATAACTCTATGCCATGTTTCCTTTGGAATAAAATAATGTTTTCCTTCTTCCAAGTCAATAGGTAATTTATTTTCAAATTGTAATTTCCATCCACTATTTTGGATTGGGACTAAGATTCTGTCATACTCATCCACGTGCCATTCCAATTCCATCTCACCAATAGCTTTTAAAAATTTTCTAACGATAAAATCATTTTTTCTTTTTTCTATATATTTAGCAGCCATTACCAATATCTTCCCGAACCACTAAGTCCTAATTGTTTTGCGTATCTGGGAAGAGCACATGACCAATACCCAGCGGTTGTTTTGTCTGTTTTTTCTGGGCAGTTGTGTCTATCAGAAAACGCCTTTCTAGCTTTTGGATCTCGTAATTTTACAGATAAATTTTTACCACCCTCTTTTGCTCCAAAAGATACTTTTATAATATTTTTAGTGTCGGGATCACGAACGTATACATAAAACTTTTTAGAACCACCACGTTTTGGACTATTAAGTTTTACATCTCTACCACGGTATTTTGCTTCTCTCATGGGACAATCAAGAGGAACTAACGTGCCTTGAGCTTCAACTGGAGCATCGGGTGGCCCAGCATATTCTGCAAATTCACCCAAATCACTTTCCAAAAACCAACTATCATTTTCTCCAATACAAATATTAAATCCATTTCTATATATTTCTCTCGCTTCCCTGAACACAGTAAAGTATTCATCAGATCCCATACGATACACATTATCAGAAAAAGGAATTTTTTGAGCAATATGATATCGTACACCTTCATGAACAGATTTGTCAGTTAATACGATTTCTTTTACTGATCTCCATTTGCCACCAGCTTTTTTATACATTTTAGCAGCCCAAGCATTTGCATACGCACTTGGATATACATCGAATTTCTTTTTGGCCTGAGATTTATAATACGACCATTTGGATGGTTGTGTTGGAACGTTCTTTTCCATAAACAGATTTAATTTTTCATTTAATTGTTCTATTTTATCCATTTATATTACCTCAACTATGGTGTGCCAGGATCGGGTGGCGTGGTGCCAGGATCGCCGATTTGTATTCTTTCAATTTTTCTAATATTTGTAATTGTTTTTCTTAACAATTGTCTTGTCTCTCTAACTATTCTTCTAAATTCAGGCGTGCCAGCCTTTCCATCTTTTTTCATTTGTCTTAGGATGACCAAGTTATTTTTAGCGGTTACCAGATATCCTGTTGCTTCTTCATGGAGAATAAATGTATTTAATGTTACCTCATGATTTTGTAAATATTTATTTAATCTGTATATTATTCTCGCAAAACTTGGTTTTCTACGAATTGATCTGGTGGAAGTAGCTGGTGTTGCTGGAGTAATTCCTACCGGCACATCATTGTCATCGACTAAACTCAACATTACTTCAATGTCGTCTAATTCTTTTATAGTTTCCAGTTCAGTGGGTGTGCTACATCCCACAAGAACGATACTAATAATCACCAATAATAGTTTTTTCATAATTTATCTCTTTTTTTTCCAAGACACCCTTACCGGAGCCTTACCTTTAGAACCCGTACCCTTTCTTCCCCTACCTGCTTTTTGTTGAGCAGCTTTCTTTCTACGAACAAACGATGCTCTACCTTTTTTGCCCAATTTACGAGCAGCGGACTTAGAAAGACAAGCAGCGTATCCGCCTCCTTCTTTTCCATCTCCACATTTTCCTACTCTATCACCTTGAGCATTGTATCGGTCCCAACCACCACCGCCGGCACCACCCGTTTTTCCTTTACCAAACCACTTTCTTAAATCTTCACTCAATTCAACTTCTACAATGCTTCCACAAAAAACACAGCTGTATTCTTTTAGTTCATTCATTTTTGAATAATAGTCTGGATCTATTAAAACGTGATCTCTAGCAAGTCCAGCAGCACGTTCGGTGTCTCCGCTATGAGAATCGATAGCCATTTTTTCTAATTCAACCTTTACACCCATTTTAAATTCATCTTTAATATGTTGATTAGAAACACCATGTATCTTAGCAATATCGCTAAGTGTCATGTCATCGGCCATTCTAGCCGGATTATCATGTTCTCCCATACGTTTACTCATTTCAATTGCTCTCAGTTGTTTTTTAGCACCCGATAATGTATCATGTGTGCCTAGTCTTTTACCACCCTTTTTAGGATACACAACATATTTGTTTCCTACTTTTCTAATTGTTTCTTCTAGCATAATATTTTTAATAGTATTATATTATTGGCGCCGGGCGTGCAGCTAAAATATAATGTGATTTTTAAGTTTGTCAAGGGGCTACCTCATTCTACCCTGACCCCTATATCTTTTTGGTTTATTTTCTTTGGGACCATACCTCTTCTTGGCCCGGCCAGCTTTAACCGTTTTCTTGAAACCAATGGTTTGTTCTTTTTTCTTTTTTCTCATACAACCTCCGTTTTATATAAGTATTGACAAAAGTTACTTAGCGTATTATATTTAGAAAACTTCTAATCAAATTGTTTAATGAAAAAATATATCCATGTAAATCAACACAAGATACGGGCAAATCGAAAACACGGCACAAATGAACCCGTGATAACCGTTAAAGAAGGTAGAAAAAATACATACTGTCATAGCGTACAAATTCTTGGTCCAAGTAAGGTCGTTTATGGTGGTAATGACAAGCCAATATTATCATGTGGTGCAAGAGTAGTTATCGAAACGGAGGCAGATGTAATTTATGATTGATATTGTTGTAGGACTTCAGTGGGGTGATGAAGGCAAGGGTAAGATTACCGATTATATGAGTGATGATTATGATTGGGTTGTACGCTACCAAGGTGGTAGTAATGCTGGTCATACCGTATGTGTAGATAATAAAAAGTATATTACACACTCGCTACCCACCGGCGTTATCCGTAAGAATTGTAAGTCCGTAATTACACATGGATGTGTAGTAAATCCCGAAGAACTTATTAAGGAGATTGAAGCGTTAGAAGATATGGGTGTTAATTTTACTGACCGACTTTTTATCTCCAAAGACGCTAGCGTTGTTACTCGTAGTCATTTACTTCAAGACGAAGAAAACAAAAAGAAGTGGGGTTCCACAGGAAAAGGAATTGGTCCAGCATACAGAGACAAGTATGATCGACAAGGTATTCGTTTAGGAACAATTGTCAACGATGTTGCTTATAGTAAATTAGCACCATTTCTGACTGATACACGTGCGTTGTTACGGGATGCGAAACGAAATAATGAAAAAATACTCATGGAGGGCGCACAAGCAGTCATGCTTGATATTGATTTTGGAACCTATCCATACGTAACCTCATCACCATGTACAGCAAATTACGCACCACAAGGAACGGGATTACCACTTAATATGTTTAGTGATAGTTCTGTTGTTGGTGTGGTCAAAGCATATACAACCAGAATTGGTACTGGTCCATTCCCAACTGAATTTGAAGATGAATATCTAACTGAAATGTTAAGAGAAGCTGGTGGTGAATATGGAGCAACCACAGGACGACCTCGTAGAATAGGTTGGTTGGATATGGACCAACTACGATATGCTTGTGAGGTCAATGGTATTACAAATCTGGCGATCACCAAGTTGGATGTGTTGTCTTGCTTACAATTTGTTTATATCAAAGATCGTGATGATTCAGACGATCCTAACAACGGATGGATTCAATTCCCATCTTGGAAACTCACAGGCGATGAAAAGACTTGGAGTGATCTACCACAAGAACTAAAAGATTATGTGTCTTACATTTCCAATGAAACAGGTTGTGTGGTGTCAATGGTTGGTGTTGGCCAAGATCGCGAACAATTAATTTATATAGATCCCGATTGGCCATACATAGATTAAATTGTTACAATTGAACCTCTTGATTATTTATATAAGTGTGTTATATTTATAAAGTTGATTGAAAATACAGGGTGGTAAAAGTCAGTGCCGCGTCACTGGCCGAAAGTTCTCCCCAGCGATATGTTCCAATGGACTGTGCGGTTCGAATCCGCGTGGGAAAAGTCCGCCATGGCTGGAAACGGACGGGACGGAGAATCTTTCACCACTCCTCATATACGGGGACGATTTAGATTCGACGGGTTTAGTGATACTAAATTGATACGCTAGTTTGATACTTTAAAAGTAACTGACGAACCTTTACTAATGGCCGCTTAAGCCCTTCCCACTATCTGATACCGATAGGATAAACACGGGAAGTAAATGACTTCGGGTGACTCTTAGGAATAGAGCTAAGTACGGATATATACACCAAAGAATGTATTTCGTGATCGGCATAGACGTTACAAAGCCGTGAGGTTGGACACCTTGGTACTCCTAACTGTCCTACAGCGTTGATAGTGATTTGGGTAGTTAAGTTCGGACGCGGGTGCAAATCCCGCCGTCTCCATCTGATATATGAAATGCCTAGTACAACGCCTTTGTAGTCCTTCGGGAACAGGAGTAGTAAGATACTTTAAGGTTTATTGTGTGTGGCGACACAACATTTCAATGGTCCTTTAGCTCAATTGGTAGAGCACTTGGCTTTTAACCAATAGGTTCTGGGTTCGAGTCCCAGAGGGACCATAGTTATTTGAAAATTTAGGTAATAGAAAAGCGGTGCCGACGGGCATCCGTGAGTTGACTGAATAGTCCCTTCTATCGGGGGACAAGGTACGTGAACGTTAAGAACACAATAATGACCGGCAATCATTATTTGGATTCGCAATCCTGACTTAACAGTCGGCGGACACATTCACGGTTTAGAGCTGGCCAAAGCCTACGGTAACCCTTCGGGGTAGCTCTATTGGAGGTACAAGGAAATCCTTCACTCACATTCTATTACTGTGGCCCGTTCGTCTATCGGATTAGGACATCGCCCTTTCACGGCGAAGAGAGGAGTTCAATTCTCCTACGGGCTATTTGCGGTCGTCGTATAACGGCTATTACCTCAGCCTTCCAAGCTGATGATGTCAGTTCGATTCTGACCGACCGCTTGCGGACCCTTAGCTCAGTCGGTTAGAGCAGCCGACTCATAATCGGTAGGTCGTAGGTTCAAGTCCTACAGGGTCCATATGCGCTCATAGCTCAATTGGTGAGAGCACTCGCCTTATATGCGATAGGTTCGGGGTTCAAGTCCCTGTGGGCGTACTGGTGTGAACGTAGTAAAAAAAAGCGACTGCCCCATGGTGTAACTGGCAACACGCGTGACTTTGGATCATGAAAGTCTAGGTTCGAGTCCTAGTGGGGCAACTAAATCTGTCTGATGACGGCTGAAATGCTAGAAACTGAAAAGTCACAGATACCAATCAAACATACTAGGTGGTGTTCCCACTGAACATCTAGAGTCGCAATCTAGAATGTATGATTTGATGAAACATAAGGTGTTCCTTGATCGGAACTTGCTGGTGTGGCCGCCAGTCCTTATGTGGGGGTTCTTACGGGCCTTGTTTCCGTAGGACCGTAGTACTGACCCTACACTTGGTCTACGGTTTTAATTGTGGTAGGTGAGGGAGTGACCGTCCCCGATAGCAGAAGAAGCGACGGCTTCAACGGTCGATGTGCTACCTTAGCTCAGTTGGCCAGAGCAGCTGCCTTGTAAGCAGCAGGTCTTCGGTTCGAATCCGAAAGGTAGCTCTTCGGGATATGGCGCAGTCCGGTAGCGCACTCGCTTTGGGAGCGAGGGGCCGCTGGTTCGAATCCAGCTATCCCGACTACTTATGACTACCTATTAATTTTTATTTGGAGTAAAATATGGCTAACCCGATAAGTAAAGCATCATCATTACCTGCGGTTAGTATTGGTTTTGCAATTAGTATAATTGCAGCTTCTTGGTTTGCAGGTACAAGATTTCGTGATTTTGAAAATGCAGATATGCAAAATGCAACACAAATAGAAGATGTACTTGATCGTCAAAAGAAGTACATAGGCACTAGCGGATTATTAACTGAACGTGTTGAAGAACTAGAAGATCTCGTTAACCAACTTGAACGTGATTTAGCATTATTAAAAGTTCAACTAGACTTAAATTAATTTTCTCGCTTCGGTGGTGGAATAGGTATACACATCAGACTTAAAATCTGACGCCCGGTAAGGGCTTGCGAGTTCGAATCTCGCCCGAAGCATTCATAATCAAAAGGAATCAAATTTTTAAATGGACGAACTCCAAGATATCTGTCCTAGTTGTGACAGACCCGACCACATGAAACGAGAGTGGGTTGATCATTGGTTCCCGTACAAAAACATGGATGACACTGAGCTAGGCACAACAAAATGGATTTCAGCATATATTCCTGTTACCCACTTTGCTTGCTGTGACGACGGTTGGATAGATTGGCGTGGTGAGATCATTAAGGAGGAGGCCCTACAAATAGAATTGGGTCTTCCAACCAACAGAGAGATGGAGTGGCTTCTCTATTCCAGAGGTATTGAAAACGTGACTCTAGAAACAACAGGCATGAGCCGTGATACATTTATCGTTAGGGTGGTAAGAGACGATTCCAAATGAGATTCTTAACTAGAAAAATTGTCATGCCGGGCGACTTAAACGCCGCTAACACATTATTTGGTGGTACTGCTTTATCATGGGTTGATGAAGCCGCCGCGATGTATATAATGTCTGAAATCAAACATTATCGTCTGGTCACCAAAAAAATGTCAGAAATAGATTTTATTGCACCAGCACACCAAGGTGATTTAATTGAAATTGGAGTACAGTTAAAACAACTAGGAAAAACTTCGATCACAGTTGATGCTGTAGTACGAAATGAAAAAACCAGACAAGTGATAGCACACATTGATGAAATTGTTTTTGTTTGTTTAGATGAAGATGGAAAACCAACTAAACATGGAATGGTAAAATAAGTTGGTCCTATAGTTTATCGGCTAGAATATTGCCCTGTCACGGCAAAGAGCGGGGTTCGATTCCCCGTGGGACCGTAAAAGTGAAAAGACCCTACCGAAGTAGGGCCTTTTCGAACGCGTTATATTAAAACTATGAGTAGAACTGGTGTTATCCTTGTCTGTCTTTAAGGATGTGGTATAGAACGAATGCACCTACTAATCCTAGTAGACCCTCGTTACTTAATGATCCAACGATTCCCATGATATTATCTACCACAGAAATGTCAGGCCAAAAGGGAATCCCCTCTCCAGTAAATAGCACTTCAAGCACTACACCCAGAGCGACAACACCCACACCGACCTCCGTAAGTTGGTTGACCCAAGAGCCAACCTTCTTCAAAAGATCCATAAATACTCCTCTGTTTTGTTCATAGAAAATAACTTCTTCTTAAAACACAAAACACGGGTATACCTCAAATATAAGTAGTATAAATACATTAATTAGAAACTATTTATATGAGTTACATCAAGGAGAGTGGTGTTATGTCAAGAAAAAATAATGGTAACGGTTCTACCCCCAAAAGAAAACCAAAAGGTCCCATACGGTTTCGAATTCAACTAAATGAAGAACAAAAAATAGCAAAACAAAAAATACTTGATAATGCCATAACTGTTCTTAATGGGAAAGCTGGGTCTGGTAAAACTCTCTTAGCGTGTCAAGTTGCTCTTGATATGTTATTTAGAAAACAAGTTAAACAAATTGTAATTACCCGACCGACTGTATCGAAAGAAGAAATTGGTTTTCTCCCCGGCGATCTTAGAGAAAAAATGGAACCGTGGATGCAACCCATCTATTCAAATTTTTATCAACTATACAGAAGAGACAAAATTGATACTATATTAAGCGACGGATCTATAGAAATCGTTCCAGTTGCATTTATGAGAGGTCGTACCTTTTTAGATAGCTTTGTTATTGTAGACGAAGCACAAAATTGTACTCACGAACAAACCGAAATGATTATTTCACGACTTGGTATTAGAAGTAAAATGGTGATTTGTGGTGACAATCAACAAGTAGATTTAAAACAAAAACAAGACTCTGGATTTAAATTTATATTATCCAAATCAAAACAGATTAAAGATGTTGATTCCCATACGTTAGTTGTAAACCACCGACATTCAGTTGTTGACGCTTTATTAGATGCATATGAAAATTTAAATGGTAATGGACACCATTGACATCTCACCACTATATAGTTAAATTAATTGTATCGGGGCCATAGCTCAGATGGGAGAGCGCCTGCTTTGCACGCAGGAGGTCATCGGTTCGATCCCGATTGGCTCCATCAATTTGCCTCCGTAGCTCAGTGGATAGAGCACCGGCCTTCTAAGCCGGGAGTCGCAGGTTCGAATCCTGCCGGGGGTATAAGTTACATGGAGGAGTAATGACATTACCAAAACCTATAGAAGATGGTAAGAGGGATAACGCTCTCTCATATGGTAGAACCCCTAATAGTCCAGCTAGCATTACGCCTGAGGACATTAAGGGATGGATAAAAACCGTAGAACCTACCTTTGGTCATTACTTCAAAGAAAAGTATGACCGACTCAAAGACGATTGGGAAGCATTGGTCAAGGAATATCATTGGAATAAAGCAGTATACGAGGCGGAAATTAATTTTAAACCAAGGATAGGGAAAACATATCACCTCTATCAACGAGAAAACGGAACTCATTTTCTTTCCTTACTATCCTACGAAGACACAGGATGGAAAGGATATGTGGGTTCATTTAAATTAACACCAGAACATTCATGGTTAAAGAAATGATTATAAATTATATTACAGATTATTCCACAATGTCGGTCATGGTGGCTGATATTATTGAAGACCTAATTGCTCCTATACCGGGCACCCATAACTTACCACACATAAAACTTGGACTACCCACGGGTGGAACTCCCATTGGAATGTATAAATCTTTGGTTGAGAGAAATCTAACTTGGTCAGCGGTCACAACATTTAATTTAGATGAATATATTGACATAGACCCAGATCATCCAGAAAGTTATACAAATTTTATGTGGCGTCGTTTACATATGTACACTGATATCAAAGAAGAAAATATTAGATTTCCAAATTTAAATTATGACGATGAAATTCAAAAAGCTGGTGGGTTGGATTTAACAATACTAGGACTAGGTTCTAATGGTCATATTGCTTTTAATGAACCATCCACACCATTTAATTCAACAACAAGAATTGTAAACTTAACCCAACAAACCATAAAAGATAATAGTAGATTTTTTGATTCTATTGATGATGTTCCCACTCAAGCAATTACAATGGGATTAAAAACTATTATGAGTTCAAAAGAAATAATTATGATGGTACACGGTGAACACAAACGTGATGCTCTCGTAAAAGCTATATGGGGAAAAACGACCCCCGATGTACCAGCTTCTATATTAAAAGAACATGAAAATGTAAGAGTATTTTATTGTGATTAATAAACTTATGATTGTCGCACACCCAGACGACGAGGTGTTGTTTGGTGGAGCAGAACTAATACAGAATTATAAAGAATATAAAGTTGTAGCATTAGATTATGGCAATCATTTAATTAGACATAGAGAATTTATAAAAGCGATGGAAACCATCGGTATTCAAAAATGGGAACATTGGGACGGTGAACCATTCAAGTCTTCGGCTGCATATAATGAATCTATTTTAATTCCTTTGATTACTAGGGTATTAGAAGAACGAACATGGACAAAGATCGTAACTCACAATCAGTCTGGTGAATATGGTCATTATCGTCATGTTAATTTACATAATGTTTTAGCTAGATTGTGTCCTGAAAAACTATGGGTATTTGATAGAGATACAGACAATCCAGTAGCTCCCGATATTCTGGAAATTAAAAATCACATTTTGACCAATGTGTACCAATCACAAAATCATATTTTAAAGTGGTTTGATTGGAACCACGAAACTATAGTGAAATATTAATTAGGAAAGGTGCCGGAGTGGTAACGGAGCAGACTGCTAATCTGTCGCACGTAAGTGCTCGTGGGTTCGAATCCCACCCTTTCCGTTGTTAGGCCCAAGTGGCGGAACGGTAGACGCGTCAGATTTAGGATCTGATGTCTTATGGCGTGGGGGTTCGAATCCCTCCTTGGGCATAATATATAGGAGAAAGGAGAACAAATGAATTATACAATTATATTAGTATTTATTTATTTTTTTACATATCCAATTTTACAAGAATCGGAAATGCCATTTCAGGAGTCACTAGAATTACTGCTACTAGAGTCACTAGAAGAGTCACTAGAATCACTGGAGTTTGAGCTACTGGAATCACTGGAATCGGAACTACTACTGGAAATGTCTCAACAAGAAATGGTTGAGATTGAAAAAATGCGTAGAGATGCTTTTAGGTATGTGCTTGATTGTTCTGCTATAAATGTTCCTGTTAACTATGAAGACATAATTTGGGAACTTTTTCCTGACAAAGAAATAGAAAGAACTAACAATGACATTACAATTGCTGAATACATTCCACAAACAAAAACAATTCGAATCGCGTATCAATATAGAAATGTTTCTTGGGTAGCTGCACATGAAATTCTTCATGCGTTAGGTGTGGTGAACCATGGTGTACAATTTGCTAGTTGTAATCTTCTTGCAAATCAAAATTTGATATCTCTAAAAGGTAACAGAAGTCCCAATCATTAGGAAATTTAATATCGGAGTCTCACTAGCAATCATAGCTCTATATGCTCCTTGAAGACCGAATCTTCTCGTAAACATATATGAGAATCCCGTACCTACCATATAGTTTATATTGGTATTGACTACGAGTCCTGTTATACTAGTATAACTGTATGGTGCACCGATAAAAAATAATTGTGGACTTAACATCATTCTTTCACCCACTGCAAATGGTGGGGGCATATAAAATAAAATAGAAGACATACTATATGATCGTTGCCACCCTTCCTCACCATTCATAAACAGTGACAACACACTATTGCTCATTCCCCAGACACCACCACTTACATCTGGTAAAACCTCTGTATACCCAAGCATACCCAACCAGTTTCCGTTTAGATAAGCGGTTGTAGCAGAAAAGTTTCTTACATTCCACAACTCTCCACCCACAAAACCTGTTTTCGAATATGCTGTAGAAAGAGCAAACTGATCTAGGGTGCTCCATATAACTCCAGTAGCACCATAACTCACATCACCCATCATAGAAGCTCTAGACGCACCAATTGTCGTTACAGAAGAAAACCCACCATCGGGACTTTGACCAAAGGTTAAGTTAGCGGCAACAAGTAATGGATTACCGGCACTTTCCTCTTCCTCAGATTCCTCTTCGTCTTCTTCTGAATCTTCTGAATCTTCTGAATCCTCCTCCGATTCCTCAGAGTCTTCACTACTCTCTTCAGACTCTTCAGTTTCTTCACTGTCTGAACTTTCTTCGCTTGATTCTTCACTACTTTCTTCTGTAGATTCTTCAGTACTTGATTCTTCGGAAGATTCCTCAGTGCTTGACTCTTCACTACTGCTAGATTCTTCGCTACTACTGGACTCCTCACTACTACTAGATTCTTCGCTACTGCTACTAGAGTCACTAGAATCACTGGAGTCTGAGCTACTGGAATCACTGGAATCGGAACTACTACTGGAGTCACTAGAATCAGAACTAGTACTTGAATCAGATGAATCAGAAGTAGTGCTCGAATCCGACGAATCCGAAGTGGTGCCTGAATCAGAAGTAGTAGAATTTGAATCTGAAGTAGTGCCTGAGTCACTACTTGTTGTACTTTGGTCGCTTGATGTTGTTGTACTTTGGTCACCCGACGAGGTTGTGCTGGAAGTAGAGGTGGTTGTATTATTTTGCTCACTACCAGTGCTAGTAGTGGTTGTACTAGAAGTCGATGTGGTAGACGAAGAAGTAGTTGTGCTAGATGTGGTAGTAGTAGTAGTTGTACCACCAGCAGAACTGGCGGCCGCCTCTTCAGCAGCTGCGGCCGCAGCTTCCTCAGCAGCTGCAGCAGCTGCTTCTTCCGCTGCAGCCGCCGCGGCTTCCTCCGCTGCTGCAGCCGCAGCCTCCTCAGCTGCTGCGGCAGCCGCCTCTTCAGCAGCCGCTTGTGCCGCTTCCTCTGCTGCGGCTTGAGCTGCAGCCTCCGCTGCAGCAGCCGCTGCGGCGGCCGCCGCGTCAGTCGCGGCCGTGGTTGCTGTCTGGTTTACAACTTCATTGTTTTCTATGGGACACGGGACATATTCAGTTACTTCTTGAATCCAAGTTTGTAATGCTCCGGCTCTTGCCTCAGCTGCTGTAAACGTTCGAGACATTCCACGATAAGAAACTAAAACTCCTACATTCGCCATCGGGAAAATTACTGTTTTTGTTGTATTGTCACATGGATCAATCCAATTAGAAACAACCACTTGTGCGCTCAGATCATCTACAAATAGTAAAGATAAAATTGCAAGTGAAGTTGCAAATACAAACTTTTTCATTTTATCTTCTTAGGGCATCAATACTATCCAATGAAACAATATGATCAACAAACGATCTTGTTTTTTCGGGAACATTTGGGAAGACGTATGCAGTGATTTCTCCAGTTTCGACAATTTCAATAATTTTCCAACAATGTGTTGGTACTGACAATCTATTTACTTTTCTTTCTTCACCAACACAACCAGCTTCAATTCGAATGGTGTCCCAATTCTCAGCTAATTTTCTTGTGTGGTCTTCTAATGATTTCCACTGGCCACGATTAAGGCCAGGATATTGTGGTGCCATATTTGTAAAATAAAAACTTTCTAACATAACAGCTTCACCGTCACAAAGATTATCGGCGGCAGGGGAAATGTGACCACGGTCTAAACCAGAACCAACATAATCTTTAGCTAGATTAGTTTCCTCTCTATATAGGGGATCTGGAACAAATCTATCTTTACGTGACAAGGGATCTTCACACGTTACGTCTTCACGATTAGTTTCCCATTTAACAGACAACGGATACATAAGTTCGGTGGAAAATACGATATCATATTCTTCTCTATCAATTTCTAATAGCTGTGCTTGTACAGGTGTTGCCATTAAAAATAAAAGTAATAACTTTTTCATAAAACTCCTATATTAAGATTCAAAAATACCTCGTCTAATCATTCTTCTAACAATTTTGGCAGCAGCTTCCTCAAGAGCCTTGCGAGTAGCAATTCCAATTGTACTCTGATTAAATCTAACTTCTTCTAAATTGTCATCATTTAATAATGATAACTCACGAACAGTTGTTCCTGTACCAAGACCGGAACCTGTAATAATTTGACCCGTTTCCGCATCTACAAAACGAACCTGTAACCCAAGACGAGTCACTACAGTATTTTTAACACCATCAGATAAGTTTAATGTTTCGTCTTCCGAAACTGAATAGTCATAAACTTCTACATATGCAAAATATTTTGCTAATACAACTTGACCAAACCCACTAACTTGATTTTGTGAAACACCAGCATCACTAGCTTCCCATTGAGCCACCATTCTATTTTTAATTTCTGTTTTGTCTTCAGTAAATGTAAAACGCCAAGTTTCATCTAAAAACTCAAGAACAATATTAGTAACCCCAAGACCCACACGATTATCTCTTAATTCGGGATAAAAATCATATAGTTCTGGACCAATACCAACTTTTAATAATTGAATTGGAATTGTTGGACCATCATAATCGTATCCGATTAACTCACCATAATTACCACCAGTTTCAAATGATGCAGTATATTGTTCTGTTCTAGTAGAACCAATTGTTTGTGCTACTAAAACTGATGGAAACAAAAATAATGCTAAGATTAATTTTTTCATTATGGATTCTCCTACCATTTTGGTTTAGCTCTTAGATGTGCATCTGGTTCTTCTTCTTCATCATCATCGTCACTTTCAATGATAATAACATCTGGTCCACCATCATTATTAACTTCATTATTATTTTCTAAATTTAAATTAATTACAGGAGCAACTGCTGCAGCGGGTTCCTCTTCTGTGTCGTCCCCACCTAAAAAATTATTTGCAACCACACCTGTTAAAGCTGTTACAACAACAGTAATTAATCCTATAATTGAATTTTTTAGGCTATTACCACCTTCTTCTGACATGATGTTCTCCTTATCTTACGAGTAATATTGTTTTTGTGAAGTGACCACGATTGTCTACTAAATGTAAATCGTATGATCCAAATATTAAATCAAAATCATCAATAGAAATATCGTCACCAAACTCAATTGGTTTACTATCCATTACATTACCATCAATACCAATCGCTTGTAATACATATACCGCGCCTGGGGTTAATGTTGCTGTGATCTTATTTGTAATTGGATTAAAGTTAATTTGATTTTCCAATGCTGGAACTCCCAAATCAACAGGTTCTTTGATTGGAGGTTCTGTTGGGGTAAAACTACACGATGTTAATGTTAGTAATGTAATACAAAATAAAATTCTTTTCATGATTTAATTTCCGGTAAAATTGTTTACACCAATCAATTTAATAAGATTTGTGTTTATGTTCATACCAATTTGATGTCCACCCCCATCTGCGACATCAAGATTTCTTGTTAACAAAATATTTGAATTTAGATCCGTTCCAGAACCTATTGAACTAAACTTAAGTGTAAATGGTGTAGCTTGACCTGTGATTAGATGATCTGCTGAGTTCGTGTGCCATTCTGATAATCCCCCAAATCGTAATGTACCATCATTATCATTAACAAAAGTTATCCAACTTGGTGTGTTTGCGTCTAGTTCTTCAAATTTTAATTTAGTCTGATCGTACTGAACTTCGAATTGAAGAGCTGATACGGGGATGTTTCTACTGTCTATTTCAAATGGAATAGTTAATGAGTCAGAGGTAACAATCACATTGTTTAGATTTAGATCAATACTTGGGTCTGTTTGAACCAGCCGGGCTTGTTGAGTTACACCGGATGTGGTTAATGGTGATGAGTGTGACAAATTAACATCACCTTTAATTCCATAGTTCCAAGCAACTTGTTGTGTAGCAGTTGTGGTTACAAATGGAATTTCTCGTAAATTACTTTGTGTAAAAGATAGTTCGGCCTTAAATGCGTACTCACTATTTCCCATATCTCTTATATAAGCATTGTAATTAGTATCACTAAAATCTATCTGATCATCAGTATAAATCCAATATTCATTCCAATAAGCGGTTCCTGTTCCAGTTGATTTGGGAACAATCGCTCCTTGATATAAATCAAATAATTGTAAATGAGTTAATGCGTCCCACGCCGGAGCCCCTGTAGGAAACTCTCTACTATCCAATGCAATTCTATATCTTTTATTTGTGTTGTCATATGCATATAGAACCACCCATTCTACCTGACCCCCATCGGTTGTTGCTAATACTCTACCCGATTCTTTTATACTTTTCCAAGATGTAAATGTTGTACCATCATATTCTGATGTGGGGAATATCGGCAAGTATCCATTAGGAGCTGCATCAATTGTATCTACTCCAACAACATGATTAAATAATGCTTGTAGATCTGGTGCATCAAATGTACTGTCATTGTTTATGTCAGCTGCCCAGTATTTCATACCATGGTCAATATTATTGTTGTTATATGTACCATCTAAGTTCTGACTTATAAATTCTGTTACTGCAGCAGTATAATCTGAAATTGTGATTGCTTCGCCAAGTAATGCGTCAACGTCACTGGTGTGTAACTTAAAAGTATAATCTGAATTTTGGTCAAGTACTTCAGCAAATGAAAAACTTCCGTTACCAGTTCCTATAGCGTGTTGTAGAACAAGATTATCACTAGCATTGTACACTCGTAAACTCATCTTATCTTTAGCATCACTAGAAGTATTTCCACTATGTTTTAATTGTCCGGTTATTAAGTTGTTTTCTGTTGATGCTAATTGAATCCACGTTCCCTTGGGTCCAGAATTGGTTGTACCCTGTAGCCAGCTGTATCCATTACCCCCAAAGTGGTCACCACTAACCCCAATAGCAAAGTTCATATATACAGAATCGTAAGGGAATCCAGCATCTGTATTTGTAATTTCAAATTTCAATCGTATGTAAGTTGCAATATCAGTAATATCTTGATTACCTGCAACGCTGGTATAGACACGGTTGATTGCTGTATAGGGAACTTCTGAGGCATTACAGGTATAATTTGCGTACTGCCAATTCGTCCAACCCACGTTTGTAACATTATTAGAGGTTCTATTAAATTTACAATTTGGATAAAACCAGTTGTGTACCTGAAAACTGTTTTGAGATGGGATGGCTTCTCGTCGTTCAACACCTAGAAAATGAACAGCATCTTTTTGATGCTGAAAATCAAAATAGGTTGATCGAATGTTAGATCCGTTAGGATTAATTTTAACTTCTAGATAAACGGTGTCACCTTTTTCAATTGGTCCACCGTTCTTATCTTGAGTATATGTTTGAAGTCCCCACCAAAATTCTGGATTGTTTTGAGCCTCAACAACAGTAGGTAATAATAGTAACCCTGTCAAAAGAGTAAGTAATTTTTTCATAATTCTCCGTGAAGTTCTTCAATTAATTTTTCACAAGCCTTTTTCAAAGCATTACTCAAACTAGTTTGGTTAAAGTTGCCCCCATTATCAATTACCAAAGTGGCCATCGATACTTCTGCCGACGATTCTTCTACTACCACTTCTTTAACAACCTCACCATCTCTTTTTAGAACTCCACGAAGTCTTATTACAACAGCATCGCTTCTTTTTGAAAAAATTGATATGTTTCGACTTGTCGTCAAAACATCTAAAAATACGATCTCAACATTTATTTTATTTTTAGCATTTGGAAATAAATCATAATCGGCTTCCATAAGATATTCTTCAAGAACATTTCTGACACCGAATGATAAATTTCTATTTCCAGCTAATTTTCCGATAACAACTCTATTCTCTACCCTGTCTACAAATACCTCTTGTGCTTCTATTGACAGGGGAAAAATAAATAATGTCGTTAATAAAAATAATAATAATTTCATGATTATCCAAGATAGCATTCAACTATAAGTATCCGTGAGACTTGACAAATTTGAGTAAAATGTTTATATTTAAGGGAATTTAGACTATTTATAAGTTGTAGTAATGTGGGGTTAGTGGGAACAACAAACGTTCTATTATATTACTACAAAATAGGAGTAAACATGGAGAAGTACTTAAATAAAAAATATTTACTAGGAGCAGCTATAGCACTTGCAGCCCTGCTCTTTTTTAGTTGTAACGATGTAGAAGCACAAGAATTCAACTATGGGGTTGATAAAGATGACCTAACAACACAATTGAGAGTGGCAGAAGATAGCTACTGGCACGCACAATTTGGTATGGACGTTATGCCTCGTTTAGAAGTTGCTTACAGATATGCAGAGTTAGATGGTTTTGTAGAAAATAGGGTTCAATTTACGTATGATCTACTATCATTCGCTGGGGTATCTTTAATGCCTCGTATGGAATATAGAATGTTTGATGATCGTGATGATGATGACGGTAGTGATATGTGGCGTGTCCGTATGATCGCCCTCTATGACCGTCCAGTTCTAGACAATGTTAACCTATGGGTCAAGCTACAACCACGTTGGGAGCTTGAAGACGCAACCCTCGAAGCCGATGATTGGAGAAACCAAGTTGGTCTTTCCTTTGATAGAGATGGATATTCCATCGCTCCATTTTTCGAACTCCGTCCTAGAAAGGGATTGGATAGTCTAAAAATGTTCGGAACATACTTTAAGGTCGCACTTTAACGGTTAATTTCCACTAACCCCACTATTACTATTAATTTTAACATTACACAGGAGAGACAAAAATGAAACGATTACTTTTCCTTATCACAACATCACTTGTCTTATCTGGATGTAATATTCACTTATATGAAGTTTCCTCTGCCTCTTCAATACAAAGAGACGGATCAGTTGTAAATAAGAAAACATTTAGACAGAATTTGAATCCTTATAGTTCAAATAGGATGTATATGAATTATTTTGATTATTGGAGTATGGGTGGTTGGCGTGGTGGAATCAATCACTACTATTATAATAGAGGATTGATACCTAGAGGTCCAATAATCATAAACAATAGACCACAATCACCATTAGCACCTAACCGTCGTGGTCCGGCTCGACCAAAACGTGATGATGATATAAATCGTACTCCTGTGGGTCCACCACCCCCAATTCCTACCAGACCGAATGATCGTGCTCGTGACGGTAGAAGAGATAGATGTGTTCCACCATCATGTTCGGAGGCTAGGAATAACAAATGAACTTTTTAACTGGAAAACATATATCCCGACGAACAATGCTTCGTGGCATGGGAACAACAATTGGATTACCCTTACTTGATGCTATGATTCCAGCGGGTAAACCATTAATGGCTTCTGAGGCTGGTAGAGACTCAAACAAAACAAGATTAGTATGTATCGAACAGGTGCACGGTGCCGCTGGTTGTAACGATTGGGGAGAATCCCAATATCTATGGGCACCAAAGGATACGGGTAAGGATTTTGATTTAAGTCCTTCTAGTTTGTCACCATTAGATCCATTTAAAGAATATCTAACAATCATTAGTAACACCGACGTTCGTATGGCCGACGCATATTCACCAGAAGAAATTGGTGGAGATCATTTTAGATCTACTGCTGTATGGTTAACACAATCACATCCAAAACAAACTCAAGGATCGGATCTACACGTTGGAACTAGTCTAGACCAAGTGTTCGTTGAAACCTACGGTCACGAAACACCGATCCCGTCGATGCAAATGACAATTGAAAACATTGACCAAGCCGGAGGATGTGCTTATGGGTACTCCTGTGCTTACACAGACTCCTTGAGTTGGTCGTCCCCTAATAGTCCCCTACCCATGATCCGTGACCCTCGTGCGATCTTTGAACAACTATATGGTGCAGGTGGAACACCGGAACAAAGAAGTGAACGTGCACTCGAAGAGGCAAGTATTCTTGATTGGGTCATGGGAGATCTTGCTAAAATAAAACGTGAGGCTAGTCCACAAGACTTACACAG